TGAAACCACCACATTGTTGCTGTCGATTTTACACCCAGTCAAATCCTGGGCCACCAATGATCCGATATCATCGATTCCAAGTGTCAGTGCGCCACTTTTAAATTCCTTAACCACTTCTGAAGCACCGTCATCTGCATAAAGAATCGCTTCAATCAGCTCCACACTCAATTCTGCTGTCATGGCCTTTGCCAGGACCTTTGGGGTACCATAGGTTTCGATGCCATTTTCATCTTCTGTGATCTTGGCGTAGTATAGACTGTAGAGTAGGAAAGAACCGCCTTACCGTCTTTCGATGGCAGGTTTGTCCAGTCCTCTCTCCGAACCGTGCTTACCCCTCTCGAAGTACACGGCTCTCCATTGTTCTTCAATTTTAGAAAACTCATCATTTTGGGTGGTGAATATTTTGGTGGCACTGATGGCAAACAACAAGCGTTTTTCTTTTCTTTGAAATCATTGCACGTTCCCAAAGTTCCTTACCTTTAAGGTCTTTTACTTTGTGAATATGGTGAATTTCATATTTTCCTGCGCCTGTTTTACCGCACAACTCACATATATCCGCATTTAATCGTTTATCAAAAGTGTTTCTGTTATAACCAATTGTAACTGCCGCTTTTGTTACGGTATCAGTTGCGTTTGCACTCTTGCAATTGGTGTATTTTGCGAAATACATAAGTTTCTTACCTGCTTTTGTTTCATAAGGAATAGCCCACGAACCTTTTCCGTCCTTAAATTTTTCCTTAATCTTCGTAATACGGGTTTTGTGCTTTGTTGCCAGCGTTTTCAGACAACTATATTCCATTAAGTAGTTAAAGTAATTTAAGTCGCTAAAGTTACTTGCTAGGGAATAATAGTTGCATATACCACGTAGTTCGGCATTAAAAATGGTGATGATTTCCAAGTCTGTGGAGTTCCTTAGCGGCACTCTGCTAATCGGAAACATCTCATCGCATTTCTTTTGCCTAACAATGCCTTTTGAAAACAGAAACTTGCTGATTTTATCCTTTGGTATGAGCAATTCCACTTTGTTGTTAAGTGTTCTTTGTGTGGGTCGCCCTTTTCCATGGGGTTTAATCGAACTATTCCTGCGAATACTAACATCATAGCCGAGGAAACGTGCTTTTTCTGAACTGTGTGTAATAAGAGTCTTTTCATCACTGAGTTCCATTTTCAGCGTTCCACTGATAAACTCAGCCAGTTTTCTCTTGATTTCCACACAATCCTCACGGTTTCCCTTAACGGCGATTAGAAAATCGTCTGCATAACGAATATATTTGATTTTCTTATCGTCCTGCGGAGTATATGGGGTTTTCATCATTTCTGCTCTCACTTGTTTATATTGTTTGAGCAAGTTCTGCTTTTCTTCCCCGTCCGCACAATCAATCAGCTTTTTCAGTTTGACCCTCTGTGTGAACAAACGGTTATACTCCTTTGTCCTTACAGTTTCATTAGGCTTGTCAAATTCTGATTTCAGCGTCATCACAAACTTGTCCAGTTCGTGCAAGTAGATGTTGGCGAGCAATGGCGAAATAATTCCGCCCTGTGGTGTACCACTGTAAGTGTTGTTATACTGCCAATTTTCTACAAAGCCCGCTTTCAAAAATCTGTAAATTAACTTAATCAATCTTGCGTCTTTAATTTTCTGGTTGATAAACCCTACCAATACGGCATGGTCGATATTATCAAAACAACCTTTAATATCTCCCTCAACAAACCACTTAGCCCCTGTAAACTCCTTTTTGAGAGTTGAGAGCGCCGTGTGGCAACTTCTTTTCGGGCGAAATCCATGAGAGCAATTTAGAAATACTGGTTCATACACTGCTTCCATGACCATTCTCAAAACTTCTTGGACGAGTTTGTCCGTGAAAGTTGGTATCCCGAGTGGTCGCATTTTGCCGTTTGCTTTTTTGATATAGGTTCGTCTTGCGGGCTTCGGCTTATAGGTTTCATCAGCAAGGGAAGCGATAATTTTATCTATCTTTTCCTTGCTGAACCCGTCTGCGGTGTCATTGTCAACGCCATTTGTTGCCGCTCCACTGTTGGCATACAAATTCGTATACGCCTCAAACCAAATGTCTTGACGCAAGAGGTAGCGATAAAGCCTTGTAAAGACTTCTTCGCTGTTTTTCGATGAATTTTCCTTAATTCTTGCTAAAATTTCCATTGTTGGTTTCATTTTGAGGTTTTCCTCCCTAATCAATTTTGATTTTAGTACAGAACAACTGCGTCCCTTCGCCCTTATGACGGTGTTACCGTCCCTGACTACTACGAACGCTCCGTAACCTTGCGGAATATTCAAACCCTTAAAGGTTATAGCCTTACGGCATTTCCGTTTAGGTTATCCCCAGTTAGCATGATGTGTTGGAAATTGTGGATTCTCGGTTTTGCTTTCGTTTCGTTAAAACAGGTTCTCCTGCTCGTTGCGCAAATTATTGATAACAATAAGGGTCAGGATACTCCCCTTATTTGTCTTTGCGCCATAGGTTTCAGGCACTTTCCTATGTCCAATCGGAACGGAAACTTGAAACTCACATTCGGTAAATATAACCTAAACCTTATATCCACTTTACCTCGCAGTTCAGTCGTGTTATATTGCCTTAAACAACTTACTGCTTTCCTGCCATGCTCTGTTCCCGTGTCAGCTTTCGCCTTTCGGTTAGGCAGGTGGTTTACCGCGTTATCTTACGGTGTAGTTCCCACACTACAAAACAACATCATGCCCTATCTGGGCGCACATCCAATCCGATTGTTGCCATGTCTATTCCTCCTTCAAAATCGCTGAATCTGTTTCAGCTAAAAATTCACTTCATATTCTCTCGCCACATCAATGGCGAAGTGGTGAAAACCGGTATCTTCTTCGTATCCGAGATACCTTCTGTCCGTTATGATAAAGCCTGCTCCTAGTAGTGCTTTTACCACTTCATTCTTTCTCGCCTGATAGTTGCCCTTAGAAAATAAGGAGAGGCGAACTTCCTGTAGTTCTGCACTCGGCAGATCATCAGCATAATGATCGAAGATATCACTCATAGGGATAAGGACCAGATATGCGTCAGGAGCCTTTTTACTAAACACACCCGTTTCAATGGGAATCCCCAAAGGCTCAAGGACCTCGCCTATATCTTTCAAAATACTGTTGTACACGACCTTCGCCCTCCCTTCTTTTAGATTTTACTAATCTCTTCATCCAGCTTTCTTTTCATTTCTTCAATGCAGGCGTTTCGACTAGCTGTTTTCGCCGGCTTTAGGAACGGCTTAGCCGGTTGCCCAGACTTTCCATACTCTAGAATGTTTGCAAGCTTCGCGTTTGACTCACCGTCACTCCTAGGTTCATCAAATCCCACCTTCACATCGTAGTCCCCATTGCGATCAATCCCAGCCGGAGAAACACCAAGAGCATCAATCAGCTCTCCAGTTGATCTTGAAGGCAGCTTTGTATCATTTCCGATAACCGCCTGAAGGTTTGACTTCACTTTGGCTTTCACCACTTCGCCACCTTCTTTTAGGACCTTCGGAATGATTTCATCGGTTTTTTCAGCCAGTGTAGATACCTTTAACAAAAAGTCTTCAGGTAGCTTGTAGGTTGCTCGCGCCATGAAATCACCTCCTAGTCCTTCGTGGCTACAATCTTTTCTGCTACTACTTCCAAATAAAACCCCATAATAACCTCAACGCTTAAGATTTTGTATTCACCGGTATCACAGCGAATCAGCATGCCAGGTTCAATCACCACATCAGGAATTCTTCTAAACTGAAAAGTGGCATTTGCTTTGGTGTAGGCTGCCATATTGGCCCACTTTCTAGAACCGTGTCTTTCATCGCGGTATGCACGAACACTTGCAATGATTTCTTCTCCCTTAGAAGAGAATCCTTCATTGTCCTTTATGGGAATCGTATCGATGATGTCGATTCGGGTGTTCATCTTCCCAAAGCTCATACCCTTCACCTGCCTTTAATGTTTTCTCCTCGTATCCATGACTGCGATCCTTTCGTCTGCCTTTTCGGTAGCATCTTTTCTGACGTTTCCTTCTTTTCTTCACCCATAGTCGTTTCATCAGACTTGCCACTCCTTTCCCATGCGTAGAAGTAGGTGTACCGTCTTCCACACCTGCTGAGAAGCACTAACATTGTCATTAAAAAAACCACCTGTGGAGCCATCACGACTCTCATAGAAATGAGAAGCTAGCATAATGACTCCTTGCTCAGTGGTCGGTGACATAGTGTTTTCTGTGTAG